CTATACAAAAGCACATCTCGACGCTGTCGAGCGGGCGATTGCGCGCGGTGAAAAGATCGTTCGCTACTCGGACCGCACCGTCGAGTATCGAACGGTGGACGAGCTGATTAAGGCTCGCGACCTGATCCGCACTGAGCTGACGAATGCCGCCGGGCCACGTTCGCGCGTCGTGCGCGTATTCCACGGAGGCAAGGGGCTGTGAGCGGACGTTACTTGTCCCTCGGACGCTCGGGTATCTTGGTGCCCGAGCGGATCAAGGCAAGCTATGAAGGCGCCGCCGAGGGACGGCGCTCATCGGGATGGGATGCGCCGGATACCGGCGTGAACAGCCTGATCATGCCGGCCCTGCGCAACCTGCGCTCCCGCTCCCGCAGCGCGGTGCGCAATGACCCTTACGCTGCCAACGTCATCGACAAGCGTGTCAGCAACCTGATTGGTACCGGCATCACGCCGCACCCACGGCTGCTCGACAAGGCGATTCGCAAGGTGATGCAGGAGCTTTGGGAGGACTGGGTGGATGAGGCGGATGCCGATCAACTCACGGACTTCTACGGCCAGCAGGCGCTTGTGGCGCGCACGGTAGAGCAATCGGGCGAGTGCTTCATTCGCCTGCGCCCACGCCGGCTGGAGGATGGCTACGCGGTGCCGCTGCAGCTGCAGTGCCTGTCACCGGAGTTCGTCCCCCATGACAAGTTTGAAATGACCCGCTTCGGCAACGTCATTCGGGCAGGGATTGAGTTCAACGCCATGGGGCGGCGTGTGGCCTACTGGTGCTATCGCAACCATCCCAGCGACAAGACCTCGCTCAATGTGGGCTACAACCAGCTGGTGCGGATCCCGGCGGAGCAGATGCTGCACGTGTTCGAGCCTCTGGAACCCGGCCAGCTGCGCGGGGTTCCGCGTCTGGCTCCGGTCCTGAAACGGCTGCGCAGCCTGGACAACTTCGATGACGCGGTGCTGTTTCGCCAAGAGGTGGCAAACCTGTTTGCCGGCTTCGTTCGCAAGCCCGCACCTGACGGCCCACCGCAGCTCGACCCGCTTACTGGGGCACCGGTCAAGTACGACCGCGATGGCTTCACGCCGATGGTGGGTCTTGAGCCCGGCACGATGCAGGAGCTGCTGCCTGGTGAACAGGTCGAGTTCTCGGACCCGCCGGACGCCGGTAACAACTACCCCGACTTCATGCGGCAGCAACTGATGGCCGCTGCCGCCGGTTCGGGCATGCCATACGAGCTTATGACCGGCGATATGCAGGGTGTGAATGACCGGGCGATCCGCGTGGTGCTCACCGAGTTCCGGCGCCGCCTGGAGCAGCTCCAGTTTCAGGTATACGTCCATCAGCTGTGCCGACCAGTTCGCAAAGCCTGGATGGACATGGCCGTGCTCGCCGGGGCGCTCGACCTGCCGGACTACGCGCAGCGGCGCCGCGAGTACCAGCGAACCCGTTGGGTGCCGCAAGGCTGGGCCTACATCCATCCTGTACAGGACGTCCAGTCCAGGCAGATGGAAATCCTCGCCGGCTTCACCTCTCGCAGTGAGACCTGTTTGCGCGGCGGAACTGACGCTGAGGTGGTGGATGAAGAAAACGCTGCCGATCTCGCCCGGGCAAAGGCCCTGGGCCTCAACTACAGCACTTTGTCGGCGGTCGATGACGACCCCGAGGAGAAGGAGAAAGCATGAAGCCGTTGAAGCCTTTCCGTATCTTCAACAAGGCACCAACGGTGCCGCAGGTCGACAATGAGCATTGGTATCACATCAAGGCCGCCACGAAAGCCGAGGGCGCTACGGAAGCCGATCCAGCCCCGATTGAGATCTACATCTACGGCGAGATTGGCGGTTGGGGTATCACTGCTAACCAGTTCATCCGCGACCTCAAGGCGATTGATGACGGGGTGTCACCGGTTGAGGTGGCCTTCAATACCAACGGCGGCGATTTGTTCGAGGGTCTGGCGATCCATAACGCGCTGAGCCGTCTGGGTGAGCGCTGCACCGGCCGCATCGATGCCCTGGCGGCTAGCGCGGGTAGCGTTGCGGTATGCGGCGCTCATCGGGTGGTGATGGCGTCGAATGCGATTCTGATGATTCACAACCCCTACACCTGGATTGAAGGTGACGCTGAAGAGCTTCGGCGGGTGGCTGATGTCCTCGACCAGGCGTTCGAGGTGATCATCGCGGCTTACAAGGCGAAAGCGCCTGACATCGACGAAGCCGAGCTGCGGCGTCTGGTCAACGATGAGAGTTGGCTGACAGCTACGGAAGCACTGGCGCTTGGGCTGGTCGATGAGATCGGCACTGGCGTGCAGGTGCGAGCCTGTCTGGGCAATGGTGCAGCCATGGCCAAGTATCGGAAGACTCCGCAGACACTGCTTGATCAGCTGGCCACCAAGCCTGGTGAGCCTGAAGCAGGTCCGGCAACGACGTCCGAGCCGACGGCACCAGACCCAGGCGACTCCACTGCGCTGGCCTTGATGATCACCCAGGACTGCGCCAAGGCGGGAATCAGCAACCTGGTCGCTCCCCTGATTGCTGCCACCAAGCTGACCGACAAGACCACGGTGCAGGCCGCGCTGAAGCGCGCCAAGGGCATCCGCGATCTTTGCGCTGCAGCCCGGCTGCCGGAGTTGACCGCTGAATACGTGACGGCCGGCCTGGAGCCCGATGCAGTGCGGGCTCGGCTGTTCGAGAAGCTGGTCAGCTCGGGCAAGGGCTTCGAGATCGACAACACGTTGCCGCCGGCCGATGACGAGCAAGAGACGGTCAAGGCGCAATTACC